GTCAAGAATTTGATCACCCTCCCTGGTTACGTGGTGTATGAGTTCCCTCTTAGCGTCATTGTGATTTCGCCGGATCTCTTCCATAGTTTCTATGGGATCTTTATGTTTATATGTGCTTTATTAATTTCAAAAATTCTTCGTCATGTGCAACATCTAAGGTATTAAAAACATCAAAACCTTCATTTGTGTCCCAAAATTCATGCATATACAAATCTTGGTTTCATATTTTAAGCCAGCTTAAAGTTTTGAGGTGCATGAAGATATATAATATCATGTCTCTCGAACAAGATTACACCACTGTCCCGGGTCAGTTGTTTGCATGTCTGTCAGTTGTTGGACCAGAAGCGCCACAAAAGAATGAAAAGTTTGGTATCAAAATTCGCGGCGCTTTTAACACCCGCGATGAAGCCGCAAACCACGCAAAGCGACTCCAAAAGGAAGATAGTACATTTGACATCTACGTTGTTGATATGTATAAATGGTTATTGATTCCACCAGACCCGCTCCAAATTGAAGATGCGCACTATGCAGATGAAAAGCTCGAAGAACTCATGGTGGGGTATAAGGAAAATCAAGCTCAAGCCGCTGCTATGTTTGCACAACGTAAAACGGATATGATGGCTGTTAAGGCGCCAGGTACAGATACGTACTTTAAGGGCGGTGATGAAAACTCCAAGTTTTACACAAAACCCGATGAAGCTCCCGTGAGTCACCCGGGTGAAGTTTTGGAACGTCTCCAGAAAGAAAAACCAGATGCGGATATGGAAGATTTGGTTAAGGAAGCTGATGAGATTGTCGCTAAAGAAATGGAAGCGGTTCGACTTAAGCGCGAGGCCGAGCTTAAGGAACAAATTGAGAAAGAAGAAAAGGAAATGAAGGAAAACGCTGACAAAGTCGTTGTTGAAAATTCTACGGACGCCCAGGTCAAGGAAAGTGAAGATGGAGGTGAAGAGGAAGTAACGTCTGATGATAAAGAAAACAAACAAGACTAGACTAAATTAATTTTGTTACATAAATGTAAGTATGTTGAGTATTATATTGAACATAATCACCATTCTTATTTTGATATGTGTATTAACTTTATTTTTGAGATTGTATTATAAGCAAAAAAATAAACCTGAAAAAACATCTGATGGTGATTCTAAAAGTGCTACAAATGACGAAGAAGTAACTGCGTCTGAAGTTATGAAAAATACATTTGATGATCCACTAGTTACGAGTCGATCGTATTTTACTGAATCATCATATGGGAAAATTGGTGATTTTAAGGGTCAACAAACACCTTCCGATGTGTATTGGATAGAAGGTAAACCTATCCAGGCCTTAGAATAACTGGTTGCATGGTTTTACCCATGAAAAAACCTAATAAAAATGCAACAAATATGATAATGTACCCGGTTTTGTCTAAATTAGCAAATATATCCGGTTTTTCCTGATGTATTAATGGTTGTTGGTATATTTGATGTTGTGGCGGAGCGTAGTATTGTTCGTTATTAACTGGTTCCTGTTCTTCTTGTAAGTCGTTATCCTTGTTTAAAAACTCTTCTGGGTTATATTCAATTGGTGTTCCAACTTCAGCTTCCATTTATATAAATTAAAATCTTTTTTTTAAGCTCGATATTACTCATTATCCGAATAATCATCTTCCTCTTCCTCTTCTGAATATTCTTCATCATCATCGTCGTCATCAACGACAAACCCTTTTAAATTTCCATTTTCATCTTCATCTGAATCACATTCGGATTCTTCATCATCCGAACACATATCTTCATCGTCCGTCTGAAGAAGATCAACGTCTGTATCATATTCGTCTTCCTTATAGTCATCTTCTACTTCTTCAAATAATTCTAATCTTTCTGGTGCTTTTGATAATCTTCCAGAGCGTGTTCTTCGACTTACAGACATGTTTTAAATAGTATTAACACATTTCTTTTAAGTATTTTACTCATTAACACGCTATTTACAAAGATTGTAATATTTTATTGGTTAATATGTGTTTAGGTGGTGATTTACATTTACATTTTTGTATAAGCAATTTATTTTCTATTTCAAAATTTACATTACTTATACATTTTTCACACGAGTATGATGTTAGAAGAACGTGCTTTTTTGTATTTTTCTTTTCTATACTGTTTATTTTAAGATTTTTGTTTTTGAAAACGTTTTTGTTTATGAAAAAGTTCAATAGGTCAATAGTTTGTTCAAAACCCGTTGGTTCTGTATTTTTAACACTGTTTTTTGGTTTATATTTTTCAACTTTACCGTCCTTGTATAATATATTCGTAATTTTAGACGAGAGTTGGTGTCGTTTACCTGTGAAATCTTTACAAAAACCAAAATGTCTCATCGTATCGGTAGTAGAAAAGCATTTTTGTGCTATAGTATCTCCTATTATGTGAAACCATACGTGGTTGGAATTATGGTTACATTTTTTATTTTCACAATAAAATGAATTCGTTGCAACAAGGAATTGGTTTTTATTTTCGTAAATTTTTGTTATTCTCGATAGACTCTGACCTTCTAAATACTTTCTTACAAATTCTTCGACAAGACTAATAGCTTCCTGATCTTTGAATTCGTTTTTTATTTGTGCGTTTGTAAAAGATCCTTCTGATTTTTTTGAATATTTACTTTCTATTATCACGGGGTCGTCTCTTTCTGTGCGTAAGGTAGCCATGTTCATTATTTTAACATCTGCGACTTGGCCATCTATAGTTTCGAGTAATTGAAATGGACCGTACCTGTATATAAATATTGGTTTGTATTCACTCTGAGTTATTTTCCCTTTTATACATTCTGTACATCCCTGACCGGAACACTCTTCGTGTTTACCTTTTTTGTGAGACCATGGCATACGAAACCCACTCCCTCTCGCCTTTCTTTGTACACTTCCATAAACGGCTTCGTCAATTATATCGTTCCAATTTCTTGAACCGTAATACTCGTTCATTATTCGTACAAGAATTTCTCTAATTGCTAACGCTGATGACTGATTTACAACAAAACCGGGCCAATTTATGTGAACCCCTGTTTTAATTAAGTGTCCTACCTTTTTTGGTTGAGCTACGGAAATGAGTGCTTCTTTACCTCCCAATTTTTTAACCCTTTCGCATATTATTTTACAATAATTTTCGAGATCCGAAAATGAAATTTCATCTTCGTCTTTGTAATCGATATCCACGAAAAAGTTATAATTTTCGGTTTTTTGTTCAACTACGAATATTTTTTCACCTGAATTATAGGAGTCTACGTATTTAATATAGAAATCATTCAATCTATCAAATGGCACGGAAAGGATACCTCCATCCATAAGCACATGTGATACATTGGTACTGTTCCAGAACCCCTGTTCTTTACACCATGATTTAAACATGGTTACTTACCAAGTAATAGTTTTATTTTTTTATATTGATTTAATCACTATCGTAGTGATGTCTCCAAATTGATTTTCGGTACGATATTTCTGGATACTCTTCCTGTTCTGATAAATTCTTTTTTAAAACGAGAAGTTCGTAAACTTTGTCATCCTTGTGTAATTCTGCGTACCTATCTGCCTTTTCCTGTGTATAACCATGTCTTTCAACGAGAAGATGTGAAATTTGTGAGAGTATGTAAGCCTTAGACTTCATTATTTAATAGAGAAGGTTTTTCTATTGAGTGAAGTTATGCATGCATAAAATTCTGGGTTATTAAGAACGTTTTTAACTATTCTATCCCATTGTTTTTTAGTATTGAATTCTGTTAACGTTTCAAAATTCATAAAATCATTTTCATCGTAAGTTCGTTTATATGGTTGCTTTTGTATTTTTTTAAGGTTTGTTTTCTGTTTCTCATCGTTGAATTTCTTGATAAGTTCAGATTGTTGCTGTGTTGTATAATCTACGAAAAATATAAAGACGTTGTATTCCAAATCAACGCCTGGACTTTCTTTAACTACGAATTTGAAATCCGAATATTGACCTTTTTTGAGAGAAATGACTCCTCTCGTTTCCTCTTCTAGTTCTCTCAAAGCACATCGTATTGGATTTACTATTTCTCTACGCCTGCACCCTCCGGTAACGAAAATCCAATCTTTGAATCGTCGGTCTCGGACAGTCAGAAACTTTGGTTTATCACCCGTAAACGTTACAGGTATTGCAATAGCCTTGTATTTCTTCATTGCTCATTAGCAAGTTATAATTGTAGGAGATGATTATTCTGATGAATCTTCCTCGGATTCTTGTTTTTCAAGGCTTTTTTCTTCCACTTGGGTTTGTAAAGTGTTTCCTTTTTCAGACTCAGATTCTGTAAAAGGGGATGGTCTGGGCCTGGATAAAAATGAAACAAGTTTTCCATTAAATCCCTTGACACCTTCCATTTCTTCGTTCGTTTTTTTGAGTTCCCTGTACATATACGCCGTGGCTACAATACAGACAATTACGGCTACTATTGTCATAGTATCTCGATCAAAGGTAAACATTATTAATATTAAAATGTAGTGTGAATTTTTTAAGTATGTATAATCGCACCCATCTGAACTCCATTTTCTTTTGGGCAATCATACCCCATTTGAGCAAATTGAATCTCCTGGTAATGTCCCTCCTTACACTCAGCATTTTGAGCGGGTTCTTGTTTTTTGGAGTCGACGAGATGATTCAAAGTTCCGGACTTGGGATCGTAAGTAATTATAAATATAAAAGCTGCGATAAAAACTAGTTGCCAGAACATTTATATTAAGTGGCTATAAAAATTAAATTAGTTCGAGTACATCAAACCACCCATACCATTTTCGATACGGAGGATGTTGTAGTTCACGGCGTAGATAGTATTAGAAAACGTCACGCTATCGGAAACAAGTCTCGCGGAATCGAGTCTACTGAAGTTGAGCGAACCTGTTGGTTGGAGCTTAGCAGTATCAAGGCAGAATGGAACCAATAAGATATTCTCACCGACTGCCGCAGCCTGTGTATGGTAATACACTGGGACCGAGGTGTGGTGTGGAATAACTGGTTTCGAATCCGAAACATCCGTACCGTTAATTTGGAGTTTGACTTTCGAGGATGCAGGCATACTATTGGTCGCGACCAAATATTTCATTGGGTGATTGAAGCTAAGTTCTTGGATTTTATTGAGAGAAGCGAGCGCCTTTTGTGTTTGTGTGAGAAGCATGTTTTGTGGTGTACTGGAAAGTGCCGTGCGTTCATCAGTATCGAGGTGGAGAAATTGAGCGTACACTTCGAGGTCTCCGACAATATTGGCATGATTAGC